CCTTCCAGCCGGCCACGCCGTACCAGCCGAGGGGCCGGAAGCGCGCCAGCTTGTCGACGATGGGGCCGGCCACGATGTGGAACTCGTCGGCCACGGCCTCCGCGAGGGCCTGCTGGCCCGCGTAGTAGGTGCGGAAGCGGCGCACCGTGTTGTCGCCGGTACCGGCGTCGACCGCGTTGTAGCAGCGCGGGGACTCGATGTAGAACGCGCCCTCGTAGGCGCCGATCTCGCCGGCCCAGATGTTGCCGGCCGCGCTGTAGTTGTGCGGGTCGCGCCACGCAGCCGCGCCGGTCTCCGCCCGCAGGTCGTGCGAGACCTCGGGGTGGATGGCACACCAGTACAGCGAGCCCTTGCGGGGCACAGCCTTGTTGGTGCGCAGCTTCGCCGTTGCGAGGCGCGCGATGGCGCTGTTGAAGGTGTCCGTGGTGGCCATGGTGGTGGCCACAGGGGTGGAGACCGTACCCGTGGTCACGTAGGAGACCGTGCCGGCCTTGCGCTGGATGACGTTCGTGCCCGAGCGCAGCTCGGTCTGAACGATGGTGTCCACCGAGTCCGCGGCGTTGAACGCGACGATGTTCGCGATGGCCGGGTCCACGTCGGTCAGCGAGTACAGGAAGAGCTTCCGGGTACGGAGCACCGGGTTGCCGTACTCGTTGAGCGTGATGGTGACCGTGGTCGGGTTGCCCATCGCCACCGAGTCGGGGTCGGTGGTCTCGGTCAGCGCCGTGGTGGCGGTCGCCAGATCCTGGTAACGCTCCAGGACGATCGAGCCGCCGGGGGCGGTGGCGTTGACGGGCCGCTTGTCAGCGACAGCGCGGAAAAGCGGCTGCGAGCGGAGTGCGAACTCGAAGACCTTGTCGTACGCGGTCTGCACCGCGTTGGACATGGCCGAAGTGTCTGTGTAGGCGTTCGCCATGGTGACCTCTCACCCCTTCCGGGGTGCCGTAGGGACGGGGAGAGGTCAGGAGGTCCAGTCGTACGGACTGCCGTGCGACTGCATCAGCTTCGCGAAGTCCTCCATCGAACCCGCGGCCTTGATGGCCGCCGCGATCTCGGCTTCGGTGCCCTGCGGAGGGGCCACGCCCTGCGTGCCCTGCTCCTGCATGAGACGCATCTGCTCCTGACCGTCAGCCGGAACGGTTGAGGCCGGGGGGCCCGTGGGGGCCTGCTCCTCGCCCTGCTGCTGCCCTTCCTGGGACAGCCGTGCAAGGGCGCCGCCGTTGGCGGTCAGCCACTCGTCCAGCTTGTCGGGCTCGCCCGTGAACAGGCCCGCGGCCTGCGGTGCGTAGCCCTTCGCCTTGAGCGTCTCTGCTACGGCCTGCTGCTTCTTCTCGGCCTTCAGGCGGTCGTTCTCCGCCTTCAGCTCGCTCACCTGGCTGGAGAGCTTGTTCAGTCCCTCGCGGAACCACTTGGGTCCCTGAGGCTGATTGCCCGTCTCGCCCAGGCCCGACGTCTCGTCGGTCTCGAAGTCATCGCCGAAGCTGTATTCGCTCACTGCGCACTCCCGTTGTCCTTACGCGGCCTACTCCACCCCCGGGGGAGGGCTTCGTGCTCCGCTACCGGCCTTGAGCTGGGACGGGGCCGGTCGGTCCGTCTTCGGTGGACGAATGTAAACCCACTATCCAAATTTGACGAGCAGGCGATACGCGCCGGATCCGCTGACACCCTTGCGGGTGTACTGCTACAACTCGGGCATGAAGACTGCTCTGTACCTGCTTGGCCTCTTCCTCGCGGCCATGGCCTTCGTGGCCATGCGCAGCGCCTCCCAGCACGACTGGGACGTCGTCGAGCTGCTCCTCGGCGCGGCTCTCCTGGCCGGAGCCGTGGCTGTGCTGCGCAAGACGGGGAAGCTGTACGACAGCACAAAGCCCCCGGCGTGAACCGGGGGCTGGGGCCTGCGGCCCGGGCTAGGTAGCCGAGTATCCCGCATTGAGGCCCTGAACGGAGCTTCCACGGCCTCCGGAGAACAGAGCGCGCTCCTGGGAGCGCAGGCGCTTGCCCTTCTCGCTGGCGGCCTCCTGGCCTCCTCTGGAGGCTCCGGGAGTGAAGACCTCCTGCTCCGCCTCGCGCTGGTTCCACGCCTCGCCGTAGCGGCCCGCAAGGCCCAGCATGGTGCTGAAGCCCGAAGAGATCTGCGCGTACGCCTGCTCGGCCTGATCGGCCGTGATGCCCAGCGTGGCGTAGCCCTCCAGGTCGAGCGTGTTCGCGGCGAAGCCGCGGCGGATGGCCGCGGCACCGATGGCGCCGGCCGCAGCCTGCTTCTTCAGGATCGGCTCAGCCCGCTTGCGGTCCAGGAAGTACGCCGTCAGGTCGGACTCGTTGATGCCGTACATCTGGAACAGGGCGTCCTTGTAGGCGCTGTTCGCCTGGCCGGTGGCGGCCACGGCCAGGTCCACGCGGGACTTGATCTCTGTCGGGGAGACGTCGTCCGCGATCCACTTCGTGAAGTCCGCCGGGTTGTCGTAGAAGCCCTTGGGCAGCCCGGCAGAGCTGAGGATCTGCCGGTACGCAGCCTCGGTGGACAGATAGTCCGCCGGGTTCAGTACTGCCAGGCCCGCCTTCTTGCGGGCCTCGTTGCCCGCGAAGCGGGTCTTGTATTCGGCGGTGTCCTGAAGGAGCAGGGCAATCGTGTCGGCGCCGTAGCCCTGCTTGACGAAGTCGTAGATCTTCCCCGCCAGGGATCCTAGACCGTACTGGTTGAAGAGGCCCTGGAGCGCCAGGAAGGCGTCCCTGTTCTCACCCTCCAGCAGCTTGCCGTACTGCCCCGACGCCTCGTAGTAGGCGTTCTGAAGCCCCGGCAGCTTCCCCGTGATAGAGCTGACCGCCGCATCGGCCTTGGAGATCTGCGTCTTCATGGCGGTCACCTGGGCAGTGATCGCCTTCCGCTTCGCCTCCGACAGGCCCTTGCTGCCCAGCTGCTGCTGGAGCCGCTTGATCTGCGCGCGCAGGTTGGTCGCGTTGCGCTGGGCGTCGCTGAGGGCCTTCTGCTGCGCAGTCAGGGCCCCCTGCGCCTGCTGCGCAGCCGCGGAGTCCGGGCCCTGGGCTGAGGGCAGGTCGATGACGTTCTGGAAGTCCGCGGGGACGTACTGCTCTATGGGCGTCGCCATGTCACCACACCAGTCCAAAGTCCTTGGCCACCTGATGGGCCACGGTGAACATGCCCTCACGGGCGTTGTTGGTCTTGCGCCAGAGCGGGTCTGCTCGGACCTCGTTCTCGAACTGCCACAGTGGTATCTGCGAGCCCTTGGCGTCGCCCTTGGCGGTCATCGCCTTGGCGATGTGCTTGTTGAACAGGTCCACGTCCGTCTCCGGCAGCTCTAGGAGTTGCGAGAGGGACCTGATGTACGGGGACGCCAGGTCCATGACGTTCTGGCCCGCCTTGATCTGCTCGGCGTACGCGCTGTAGCGCGCCGCAGCCGTCTTGCGGACGTAGTCCTCCAGCGTCTGGAGGGTGGACTTACCCGTGATGACGGAGCGGGTGTTGTTCTTCATCCAGGTCGTGGAGAAGTTCAGCCCGTTCAGATACGTCAGCTCATGCAGCTTGTCCCAGGTCTCGCCGGCCTCGCCGCCGACGAAGTCCCCGTTCAGGTCGACCCGGGCGCCGAACCAGTTCTTGAGGCGCTCGTCCGTCCAGCCCATGGCCAGGCTGTAGTACATCGCCTGGTCGAGCATCTTGGTCGGCTTCCCGGCCGAGGTGATCTGGTTGCCCATGCCCATCTGGACCGCGACCTGATTCAGCTTGTACATGGCCGCCTGGCGGTTCTGCGTCCAGGTCGCCGGGTCGGTGAACTTCAGCGTGACGTACTTGCGCAGCGTGTCCGACTGCGTCTTCCACCACTTGGTGTTCTTCAGCTCCGCCTGGAACTTGGCGGGAGACCAGCCGTCCGCCACGGCCGCCTGGAACTTGCTCTTCAGCTCCTTGCTGGAGTTGATCAGGGCGGCCGTCAGGCCGTAGGACTCCGCCAGCTCCTCCATGTCCAGCTTCGGCACAGTCGCCGCCGTTCCTGTGGAGTACGAGCCGCCACCTGAAGTGAGGGAACCGCCGCCCGCAGCGGCAAGCACCTTATTCACGTACTGACTGACGGTGTTGCCACCGTCCGAACGCGAGCTGTTGGGGTTGGGCTGGCCCGAGAACCACATGCTGGCCGCACCCGCGGCGCCGTACTTGGTGAAGTACTCGCCGAGGATGACCCGGGCCACCTTGTCCTGGGCGCTCCTTGAGTCGCGGAACTGCTGCCAGGTCATCGAGTACCCGAGGGCCTTCTTCGTCCAGCTCGGGACGTTGGCCTTCATGACCTGGTAGGCGCCCACGGCGCCGATGGAGTTGACGACGGAGTAGTTGCCGCCGGACTCGATCTGACGGATGCCGTACAGCAGCTGGTCGAGCGTGATGGCCATCAGCTCACCAGTCCCATCTGCGCCAGCACCTGACGCCCGATGCCCAAGGCCCGGTCGGCTACGCCCGGCTGCTTGCGCCAGGCCGGGTCATTGCGCACGGTCTGCGTGAAGGTGTTCAGGTCCATGGGCTCGGGCTGGCCCTGGGCGTTCGTGCGGTTCAGGGCCGCTTTCACCCGTGGCGAGAAGGCGTTGAGGTCCGTCTCGGGCAGGCCCAGCTCTTGAGCCACCACCTGCACGTAGGGCTGTGCCAGATCCTGGATCGAGGCTCCCGCCTTGATCTGCTCGGCGAAGGCCGGGTACAGGCCGGCGGACTGCTCGCGGATGCTCGCCTGGATCTTCTCCATGGTCGTAATACCGCGGACCAGGTACTGGGCATTGTTCAGCAGCGACTGCTCCGAGACGGAGACGCCGTTCTCGTACGCCTCCTTCTTGATGGCCCTGGCCGCCTGGCCGGCCATACCGCCCAGCGTCTGCGTCTTGCCGAACTGGATGTACTGCCCCAGGAAGTTCGCCACCTGGGCGTCCTGCCAGCCGTACCAGACCATGTTCTTCGCGAGCGCCTCGACGTTCTTCTCCGAGAGGATCGCTCCGGCCTTGACGGCCATCTGGCGAGCCGCCACGCGGGCGCCCTCCATGGTCGCCCGGTACGTGGCAGGGTCCGTCTTCTGGAGCACCTGCGCCTGGCGCACGGTCTCGCTGTTCTTCTTCCACCAGCTGGTGTTCTTGACCTCGGCCTGGAACTTCGTGGGCGACCACTGGCTCTCCACGGCCTCGTTGAGCTTCTTCCACAGCTCGGGCTGGGACTTGAAGAAGGCGTACGACATCCCGTACGTCTCCGCCAGCTCATGGGCGTCCAGGACTGGCGCCACTTCCTCGGCGTACCCGCCGCCGGAGGACGGCGAGGCGGAGACGCCGGAGATCCGGCGACCGCCCATCCAGCGGTCCATGTAGTACCCCTCGGCTAGCGAGGAGATCTTCACACCCGCGCCGGGGCGCGGGGCATGGATGAACTTGCCGCCGCCGATATAGATGCCGACATGGTCAGGGCCGGTCTTCTTGCGATCCGTGTCGAAGAAGACGAGGTCCCCCGGGCGCAGCTTGTTGGGCTGCACGCTCGCGCCCACGTTGATCTGCTGATACGTCACGCGCGGCAGCTGGATGCCGTTCTTACCGAAGACGTACTGGACCAGGCCCGAGCAGTCGAAGCCGCTCGGGCTGGAGCCTCCCCACACGTACTGCACGCCCAGGTACTGCCGGGCGAGGTCGACGATGTCCTGACCGCTCGCCATGGCTTATCCCGGGGACCCGAAGACGAGGGCCTCCAGGGCCCCTTCGTATGTGGTGGCCGCCTGGAAGGCGCCGTACTCCTTCTTCTTCTTGATCTGCTGCTCCTGGATGTACGCCCTGGCCTCCGACGTGAGACCGCCGGACTGCGTGGTGTCGCTGCTGAGGGCCTGACCGGTGTCCATGTCGTACTGCGTCGTCGTGGTGGCGACGACAGGATTGGCCTGCTCGGCCTGGCTCAGAGCGCCGGCGAAGGCGGTCAGCTCCCCCTCGCCGGGGTCGCGGCCCATTAGATCCTGGAAGAGCTTCGTCGACACGGCGCGGGCCGTGTCCGGGTCGGTGAGGTCGACCCGGGTGTCGATCTGCTGGGCCTTGCCCTCGCCCAGGTAGGTGCCGGGACCGACGTACTTGCGCTCGCCGGTCTGCGTGTTGATCTGCCAGACGCCCGCGCTCTTCCAGGCGTTGGCGCCACCGGACGCCTTCACGTACGTGGCCATGATGTCGATGGGCGAGACGTGCTGGCCTGCGGCCCCGTACTGGGCCGCCTCCTTGACGAGCTTCTTCCAGAGGGCTCCGCCCTCCATGGGGCCGTCTCCGAGCTTCAGGAGGCCGCTCAGGATGCCCTGAGCGATGAAGTCTGACTGCTGCTTCGGGGTCCAAGAGTAGTACTCCCCCGTGGCCTGCACCTCCGTCGCCCATCGCGGCACTGACCGCGGTGTGCGGCCGTACTTCTCGTCTCGGGCCGTCGGTGCGTACTCGTCCCCCATGTAAACGTTCGCGGCGCCGGCAGTGGTGCCAGAGGCGGTGAGCTGCTGAAGCGCCTTCAGGTACGGATCGTCCTGGCTGCTGCTGGACGCGATGGCCATTACACGGCCTCCTCTTCCATGTCGACGCCCAGGTCCCGGGACAGATAGCGGTGATACAGGTCGCCGAAGCGTGTGTCGCTCTCGACCAGCCCGTCCGCGACCTGCCCCCATACCGACGCCAGGTCGGCGTTGGACTTGGCCTTCAGGCTCTTGGAGCCGCCCGCCGCATCGCGGGCGGCCAGGGCGGTAGTGATGGCGTTGCGGTAGCCCAGGTACTGCTGGAGAACGCGCAGATCGCTGCGGCCCTGGAGCCCCGCGAGTTCGGAGTGAGCCACGGCCGTCAGGCCGGGGATGAGGCGGTCGTAGCGCTTGGGGTCGATGGTGTAGAAGTCCTTCGACCAGTGCTCGTTGTAGAGGCGGTTCTGGCTACCATCGGGCAGCAGCGGATCACCGAGGAGCTTGCTGATGGCGGAGCGCATCGTCTTGAACTGCTCGGCCCCGGAGTCCTCGAAGGAGTTGAAGCCCGCGTTGTGGAGCTGGGCCGTAACCGCGTTGTTGAGCCGGGTGAACTCCGCCCAGCCCAGCCGGCGCTGGTTCTCCGCCATCGCCTCGTCCGCACTCAGGCGCGTGCGCTGGGCCTCGGCTCCGCCGGGTATCAGGGGCGTGGTGAGCTGATACGTGTACGCCTCGGGCGAGAAGGGCCCGTTGCCCTCGGGGCCGATGATGAGCGCCGCCAGCTCGGGGTTCTTGGCGATCAGATCGCCGTACTTCTTCTGAAGCTCGACGGCCTTCATGGTGGCGGGGACGCCACCTTCGTTCTCGGTCGTCGCCTGCGCGAAGACGAAGTACGACTCGCCGAAACGCTCCAGGAACTCCTCGTCCGCCTTCAGCGGGTCCTTGCGGCGCAGGGCGTTGTACTGGTCCCGGTAGAACTGGTACGGGTCCTGACGCTGTGTGGCAAAGGGCTGAGTGAAGGACGTCGCGGCGCTGAAGAGCCAGTAGTTGCGCGTCATGTCGGCGATCTCCTTCGCCGACGGCATGGGCT